CTGACGGCAAAAGGCACCGTACAATTGAGCAGTGACATCAACAGCACGTCTGAAATACTGGCCGCCACACCGAAAGCGGTCAAGGCTGCATACGATCTGGCAAACGGAAAACAACCGGCAGATGCCACGCTCACTGCTCTGGCAGGACTTGCCACTGCAGCAGATCGGTTGCCTTATTTTACCGGAGCAGACCGCGCAGCGCTGACAACCCTTACAGCTATTGGTCGCGCTATTATCGCTATGGGCAGTATAAAAGAAGTCCTCAATTACCTTCAATTGGGAGAAGCGGCAAAACGGGATGTCGGAACCGGTAATAATCAACTCCCGGACATGTCCGCATTTGGTATGTCGCGAAACGGACAAACTGCCTGGGATATTCTCCCAAATGGTATGATTCGACAGGCTGGCACTGTGACACTGACACCAGTTGGTAACTTCAACTCGCAGGTGCTTGGTGGGGTGACGTACTACACCCATTACTACAGGGTTAATTTCCCCAGACAATTCCCAAATGCACAAATAGCAACGCTGGCAACACTAGCGAGTTACAGCTATCCGACCCAGTCAACAATGGCCGGAAAATCACTGGCAACGCATCGCGATACTGATTCTGGCACTGACGTATCAAGAACGCGATTCACTGTGGCGTATACGACACCCAATCTCGGCGAAACACCGACACTGCATTTTGAAGCAATAGGATACTAAATATGGAGAATATCTATTTCAGCCCAACGACCGTTGGTTTTTATGTTTCTGAACAAGAGCGACCTGATGATGCGGTTGAAGTCTCGCCAGAGGTGGAGGCATTTTTGAGGGAGTGTGTTATCTGGGGAGCGGATACATTTAACGTAGAGCGAGATGCAGCAACGGTGACATATCCAACAGAACTGCTTGAATATGTCACCACCTACAACGCCCCCGTTAAATATCCTGCGGATTGACAGGCCATACGGGTTTTGCTGTATCAACGCGCATCAGCAGGACCCGGTATTTTTTCCATTCAGATAACGCGGCGGTTTCCTCTTTCGTCGCTATCCCTGCATCAACGGCATCCTGTCGCCAGCTAATTTCAGCATCGGCTATCGAACGAAGTTTCCCTTTCTTCTGCTCCATAATGGCAACTAATTGCTCCGTTGAAAGAGGCGGAATATCCACCCAAGCAGGGTTGCCATTTTTATCGGAACCTAGCATTTTACCCTGTGGTACGACACCCGTGTAAATTGCCATTGTTTCATCATCAACATCAACGCCGTTTTCAGGCCATGAGCCGGCGCTGATATATACATCTTTTAGTGCTTCCGGATAGAAAGAGCCTTTATAAAATTTATTCATTCTTAATACCCCAGCGCGATAAAACAACAATCTTCGGTGCCCTCTCCGGATGGCGACCAGTTCTGAATACTGATATGCGTTCTGCTGGCAATACGCACATTCATCGCGGCATTGTAGCCAGATGTTCCACGGTTTCCGGTCGCAAACAAGCCTGCATAGGGAAAAGCAAATGGTAAGGCATATCCAGCATCAGCTCCCTTTTGTGTTGCCACCGTTCCCCACTGCAACATAAGTTTCACCGGGTTTCCTGTCGTCGCAATGCATGGAATGTAGATGTAGCCATTCCCTGACATCATTGACCTGAAGCTGTCTAAATCCAGTAACTTCGAGGCATTATCTGCTCCAACATCTCGTGTTGCGGCGGCCCCTAACTGGAGCGCATTTCGGAAGGCTGATACATCAGAAATATCAGCTCCATTAGCCGATTTCTGCATAGCTCCGGAGGCTTTATTTATCGTTTCGCCCAAACCAACGTTTATCTCTCAAATCCTCCCCACATTATCTCAGTACTTTAACCACTCAAAAGGGAGTATTTTTAATGCTGATTGGCTACATACGTGTGTCAACAAATGACCAAAACACAGATTTGCAACGCAATGCATTAATGTGCGCAGGATGTGAACAGATTTTTGAGGACAAAATGAGCGGAACCAAGTCGGAACGACCAGGCCTGAAACGCGCTTTAAAGTGCCTTAAAAGAGGGGATACATTGGTGGTCTGGAAGCTGGATCGGTTGGGTAGAAGAATGAAACACCTCATTGCTCTCACAGAAGAGCTACGCGCAAAAGGTGTCAATTTTCGCAGTCTGACGGATTCAATCGATACCAGCACTCCGATGGGAAGGTTCTTTTTTCATATGATGGGTGCACTGGCAGAAATGGAGCGTGAACTGATAGTTGAGCGCACGCTGGCAGGACTGGCTGCTGCGCGAGCACAAGGGAGAGTTGGAGGACGTCGCCCGAAACTGACGAAGGAGCAGCATGAGCAGATCGCAAGATTGCTCCAGAAAGGGTATGACAGAAAGCGGCTGGCAATTATCTATGATATTGGACTGTCAACGATCTACCGCTACCACCCTGTTGGGACTGTCATAACGCAACCTGAAATGTAATTCTTTTTCAAATAATGAAACGCCGCGTGGATGCCATTTATCGCACAAGATAGAGTGCATTTATCGCGCGGCGCATCAAATAGTTTCACTATTTATCTTGATGCTACTGATTTCCGTTTTGCTTAACTGGCTGTCGCTGGTAGCGGCAAACAACAATGGCTCCAGCAGTTTGCTTAAACCACTGCGCTGGATCAGCACCATATAATGTGAAAGATGGCCTTGTTTATCGTGCCACAGCGCTGCCTGCGCGGGCTGATCTAAGAGTGACGAAAAGAGCTTATCTTTCAGCGTGAGATCGTGTTCATAGACAATACGACGAATGCTGCCTTCAATGCCCAGACGATCGGCATGATTCTGATAATAGAAAACGAAATCTTCGCTCAGAACATCGTGGAGAAACGGAATGGTGAGGAGATCTTTGGGAAGCTGGCTCAGAGAGTCGCTGTCGAGAAAGAGGTCCGGCTCATTGAGATCGATTTGCAGATTGTTGTGCACCACCAGCGGCGACAACGTTTTTTCTGGCCCACTGCCAGCATATTGCAACGCCCAGACGCCAGCGGAAAGCAGTGCTATTGCGCCAAAACCTACAAGACCATAGAACCGCCAGCCTTTCGCCTTTTTTTCACCACTCATTGCCACATTCCTTGTGTATAGCCAGCCATTTTTTACGGGCACAGCCAAACTTTACCGTGCCCTAATACGACAAAAGCCCAGACTTTGCAGCCTGGACTTTTCAATTCAAACAAGGGAGATAGCTCCCTTTTGGCATGAAGAAGTAAAA